AACGGGACCGATAATAGTACGAGCACCTTCGCCACAGGTGGGGCAGATGATAGTGTCGTTGAGTCGGAAGAAGATGTCATTGGTTCTCTGCTCACAGCTTAAACATTTAATATCATATAACGGCATTGTCTCTCCTAGAGTCCTGAAAAATCCGGCATAGCTCCCCCTTGGGGCACCTCATCCTCATCTGCTCGATGAGCCTCAACCTGTCCATCATTATAAACCCACTCCCACCTTTCTCCATTTTCAGACTCGAAATAAATACGATCGGGAATGCCATCTTGATGCTCTGGGGTTGTACTTAACAACCTTGGTTTATCATCAAGTAATGACCACATATCATTAAACGCATTTTTTACCGCGACCTCTGTCCGAGGATCTGGAAAATCTGCGGCCTTAATTTGAGCATCGATAGTCGCCTCGTAATCTCCCCACTCTGCCGGTGTAACCCTCTGGTCGTCAACCAGTGCCCCTTCATTCTCTAGCGGCTTGCTACCGAAGGAAATGAGCGAAGGATCGAAGTCATCTACCGAATCCGGCTCCTGGAACGCAACGGCTCTAAGGGCTGCACCTAGTCGTTTCTGGGCAAGCGATTGTTCCAGCGATGCTTCATTAGCTTCCGCTGCAATCGCTGCATAGTCTGGGGCAGGAGTCGGAACCTTGTCCCCCATGTAGCGGGTATACTCTTTCGAGCCTGGTTGTTCAGGAAGTAGTCGAATCCCCTGATTTTCAAAGCCTACAACAGCATCCCCTTCAGGCGTAAAATCCCCTACGTAAAGCCGCTTAGGGTCTGAGCCCGGTGAGCCTGTCATCGCAAAGGATTTTTGTGGGTCTTTCGGGTCTTGGCTAATAACATTCAGGTCCCACGAATGTTTACGTTGAGCCTCTTCAGATGGCTCTAAAGCTTTTTTAGCCGCTTGTGCCCTCAAAATATCTAAATCACCTTCCGGCATCACTTAGCTCCTGGGAATCCTGCGCCTTCAAACCCTGCGGCTGCTCCTTCAAACCCATCTGATACGGAGGGCATTGGAGAACCTGGGCCACCACCGGGAAATGGGGGTGGCGGGGGTTCCTGCGTCCCTGGAGGTAAGGCTCCAGTCGCCATTGTATCCTCGGAAGCGGGTTCCATCGGTCCCATCCCTGCACCTGGAGGCATCTGGGCATCAGCTTCCTGAGCTTCCATCGCCAAATCTCTCATGAGAAGCAAGTCAAGTAGCTTAACTACAAGCTTCTCTTTATCCACATTAGGTGCTTCCATAAGAAGTGGGAGGTATTGTTGGATGTTCCGAAGCTGAATCAAACGATGGTTTTCCGTAGGGGAGTAAGCAATCGCCTCATAGTCGTACTCAAGCGGACCTTGATCGTTTACTTCGTTCAAAGTCCGCAGCTTAAGTGCCTCTCGATTCGCTTCAATAACCTTTGCGCTGTCCGTTAAACGGATCGGGAGTGTGCTATCAGAAGGTAAGAACTCGTCATAAAGAGAGATGATCGCCTCTGAAGCCCATTGGATGACGTCTTCGAGCTTTCGAATACGACGCCCGTTTCGAGTCCGAGTTGCTGTATCAGCTAATGCTACCTCGGTCGCTACGTCTGTAACCCCAACCACACCCCGGCTGTACTGGGGTATGCCCAGAACAAACTCAATAATTTGAACCGCACGCTCTCTCATCTTATCAAACCCTGGTTGGAGTTGAGGGGAGGGCGTTGTCTCGATTAGATCTCTCAAGGGGGCATTAGCTGTCCCAGCTACTTCAATCAAAGAACCGGGTTCGGTTGCATTCCGGAGTGCGTTTAAGATCATCTCAGGATTATCGACCATCCCAGTATTAACCATCATTACAGGAATACTCGATTGAGCGTGCCAAAGCTCCAATGTATCTAGCTCGTTGAGTCTCTCTTGAACCGAAGCAATCAGTTTCACATCACTAAGGCCACCTAAGTCCAGCATATTATCGTTGAAAGCTAAACAAATGAATGGATTTCGCATAAAACGGTAGGGGAGTTCACCCTCAAAGAGAGGCTTATCAGAGTCATCTAGGAAGTGATAATACTTTCCTTCCCCTTCAAAATCGTAGAATTCATAAACGGTTACCCATTCGTAAACCTCTTTAGAAGCATCGTTAAACATAGATTGACGAGTAGTGTAATCACGTAACCAACTAGGATAGCCCCCAAACGAAGCCTTCTCCGCAGCTTTTGTATTGTAGCGCCCATCCTTTTTTCCTTTTCGCTTTGTGCGAAGTTCAAACTCAGCCTTTGTCAGGACTGTAACCTCAACCAAATACCGAATATCCTCCCATCTCTGAGCCGACATATCGAAGAAGATAAAGCGAGGGTCTACTGAGAAGAAGTCCGGCGACTGCCGTTTAAGATTCCAGACAGCCTTTAGAAAAGAACGCCCACAAATTGCAGTGTGGGAAGACATGTTCCAGAGGATAGTATGCATCTTCAGCCGGTTGAATGCGTCATTAACGAGAGCTTCCCGATAGTACGCGGCTTCTCGAAGCTTGTCCCGACGCGCATTCACAGTGATCTGCGGGTTTGTAGGACAAACATTCGCGATCATCGTATCGATGTAAGCATAAGGATAGTTTGTTTCTAGGGTTACGTCCTCGTTCGTTTCGCTAAAGGTACTCGCCCCTTGAGGGAGATCCTCTTCCATATTCCCCCAGAACTCTCCAATATACCAAGACCGATACTTGTCCCATTGATTGCGTTCACGTCGCATCTTAGCTTGATGAGTGTCGATAACCCCTCGAATCTGTTGGCCTGTCAGTCCCATTACAACTCCGTGTTCTCTTCTTTTGTATCACCTTTTAAGGATTTTAGCCCAGCAGCCCCACCAGCACCTGCCGCTAAAGGTAGTGCAAACTTATAATCTTTCGCTATTAAATCTTTAAGTAAGACAGCGTTAAAGGTGGTAGATCCCTTTATAACGGCGGTGCGAGAGGGTTGGAAATCCCGTGATTGACTGGGCACCAATCCCACCAGCGCTGTCTCGGGATAATCTACCGGATGCATAGCCACGCCAGTTAGCTCCTCAATCCCTTTAAAGGGACGACCTTTTTTCTCGGGATCACCAGGAACTCCATACTGAAACTCGGCAGCATTCTTTGGCATCTGAATACGTTCTTCCGCCTGGGCTGCGTTGGTGAAAGAAACCCCATCATAGTCATTATCCTTTGCGTAATTAAGAATATCTTGCAGAGCAAGGCGCGTTGTCGCTTGTGAGTCCTGGTACGCAGCCGGTGGTACTGGCCCTCTGTCCAATGCGGAGCGTGTGCTCCTTAAACTTTTTCCCTCTTCTATAAGTTTGTCGATCCGAGCCTTTAGAGCGGGATTGTTACGAACTCTATCGTGTTGGAGAGCCCCTACTAATGCATCGGTGTTCCAGGTGGAATACCCCGATTCGGGATCTTGGATAAATCCAGGCTTTTCTTCAAACCTGTTCGTAAGGATTAACTCATCTCTATCCGCGACCCAGTCCGCATTTTTTTCCCGCCAAACCTGCTTCAATTTAGAATTCTCTTCCCGTGAATAGCCCCTTAACCGGCCTTGCTGCGCCTGGTCCGCTTGGATCTCTTCGACATGGAGCATCTTATACTTACCCCCATCAGGAGCATCAATCTCGCGATCTTTCGACCTCCAGTGAATCTGCTCTCCTGGGTACGTCTTCATTTTGGTCGAGTCCTCCGGTATATAGCTATGGTGACCTTCTTTAAACTTGCGCGGACCAGTTATAGGTGCATCTATCTCAACAATATGCTCTTGATAATTCGTCCCCTTCTTAGCAGTAGCCTGATCAGCCCCGGCAGAGATGGGCCTCCCCTTTGTCGGTGGGGTATTCTTCGTAAAAGCCTCAAAGTTATCACTAGCTTCGATAAACTTCTTCCATTCTGGGTTGCTGGATAGAGCATCCTGTATGGCAACTACCCGTTTTTCAGCTTCCACTGCTGTAGTTAACTTCATCTTCAAGTGTCTCAGGTGTGCGCGGTCAGCCTTTGAAACCTCGTTAAGAAACCTGTCTAGGTTCACGGGATCAAAACGTCGTAACTCTATTACAGCTTCCAGGGGTGTTCCATAAACAGGGGATGAAACAAGCTTCTGTCTCATGCGGCTCCGCAGTCCAGTCCGCAATTCAGAATTAAGATCAGCTAGAATCTCAACAGCCTCGCGAGGTAGGTAGACCCCCTCACCAATAAGCTCCTCCGGGAAAAACAACTCATCTGTCCTCCTCTTTAAGGGTAGATAAGGGTTGATACTACGTAAGGCACCGAGAAAATTGTCCATTTGTCCCCACCCTTTGAACTCAAGGTCGCCAAACGCTTTCTGTAGGTTCGCACCTTCATCCCCTGCAAGATACGTGTTAGGAAAGACCCCCGTCTTCCCGACTCCCAATCTTTCACCCGCCATGCGTAAATGTTCAAGAGCGGAGGATTGGCCCATCCACTCATGTTGGGGGTCCACTCCTGTGGCGTCACGCAGTCCCCTTCGACCCAGCGGACCTGTTCCCGAAAGGTCTGTCCAATTTAGGGGAATAGCATCATGAAACTGCTTAAGAGAGAGCTTGTATGCTTCCCCACTAGGGTAATCAAAATAACGGGGATCCCTCGAAAGTCGATGTGTCTCATCTGCGGTGAGTGGGTAATCACCCACCTCTCTGAGCCCGTTGATTGGCCTTCTGGCATCCGCTACCTTATACCGGAGCTTTTCATACTCGGCTAATTCCTCCCCTACATACCCTGAGTTGGTCTTATCTGGAAGCTTGTGATGACGGTGTATGTCAACAGGGTTCTCGTCTAAGAATTCAAGAATCTCTTTTCTCGGCAGACCGGGATCAATATCAGGGTCATATTTAAATGACCAGTTTTGGCTTTGTTCTTCATTAAAGACAGTATCCAAATCATCGAGATACTTGTCTAGCGTGTGAGCCTGGATCTCGGTGAGCTTTACTGGAGGCCCATCCTTGAAGTTGGGATCTGGGATGAACTCGGAATGAGTAACCGGATCACCAAAGCGATCTATCTGCTGCTCCCCTTTCACCAGAACAGGATCACCCGCCTTAGGATTGCGTTTGAGCCCTAGCTTGCTATAAACTGCTTCCTTCCAGGTTTCCCCAGGCACCGTATGCTCAGCCTTACCCTTTTTAGTATATGTCTTACCCTTATCGGGACCCGCTGGTATCGTGCGGGTTGTGTCCGGTGTTGCGGCGACGAACTGCTCTGCCCTTGGGTGGACTTCATCAGGTAACTTCTTCACCATCTCCCTTAACCTTGACTTCCAGATAAACGGGGCGCTGGCTTTGAGGAGCGGTCCTATGCCAGCAGCATCAAGGCCAGTCATAAACCCACCAGCAGCCCCTTTGAGAATGTCCCTCTCTTCAACCCCTTCCTTCAAAAGCTTAACGCTCCCGACAGGGGTCATATCCTCTAAAAATTGCTTCTTAGCTGCATGTGTCTGTTCTGGGCCAAGCATTGTCGGTAGGGTTAGAGAACGAGCAGAAGGCCCGTCACGGATGGTGTCTTCGAGGGTGGGCGCATCCCTGATCATCTCTTCGATAGTAGGTTCCGGCTCCCCACTT